GTAGCAGTTGGATTTGAAAAATACTTTGCAACAATTAAACTCTGTTTTGGAGCATGGACAAAGTGTCCTTCAGCAAAGAATGATGCTGGTCCAGCAGAAATCCTAAAGCCATAGCCAGTTGCTGGATCTGCAGTAGTATTGGTTGTCTGAACAACTAAAACAACCGAACCGTCTTTTTCAAGTAATTCTTCACCTGGGGTTACGGAAGCTGGCTCTGTTCCAGATGTTCCATTTAGAGTATCAAGATATTGGACATAAATTGTTGCTGGATCTGATCCTTCAGCTTCTACTATTTCAATAACTTTTACTGAAATACCAGAAAGTTGACCAACAAAAACCTTATCTTTAAAGTTAGAAACATTACTCGGTAAAGAAACACCAGGAGTTGTAGCATCAGTTGGATCAGTATTAAGTTTAATATATCTGTAACGATTATTAAAAGTAAGAGCAGCAGACTCAAGTGAAGCACCTTCTTTAAAAAGATTAGTGCCAAGCCTTTTAATTTCTTCTTGTATAATAGATTGAAGCTGATTCAATTCTCTACTTTGAAGTGCCTTACCGCTTTTAAATAATACTTTATGGAACCCTTTATCAGGGTCAAAGTCGTCTTTATAAACTTGGGTTTCTAAATTTTTAGTATAGTTTACGGTCATGAACACTCATCCAATTGAATAACTATTTTAATATCTTCTGTCTGATTAGCAACTCTAGTTACTGCAGACCTATTATCTATATACAGTATTTCACCTGTAAATGGATCTACCTCTGATGCTATAAGTGGATTGCCTACAGTACCCTGTCCTGGTCCACTCATTTCTGTCAAAGTTTCATTTGCTACAAATCCGACATAACCGGTTGAATCATTTTGATGGAATAGAATTGTATTACCATTAGTTTGATCGACGTATGCTTTTGCGCCACTTGTAGCACCAACAATAACTTCATCTGTTGTAAATGCAACCGTTTGTGTCGCAAGAGTCATAGATTGTAAAGCACCACCAGTAAGATTAGTCCACTGAGTACCTTGAGCAGAATCTTTAATTCCTCTGATAATACCAATCTGTCTATAATCTTGATTAAGCAACCAGTCAGATGTGTTTCCATCAACTCTTACCCCAATCATCATAGAACCACATTTAAGATCAGATGATGCATCGCCACCAATACCTAATCCACTGGACATAACAGCTCTCACTTCACCATTTGTTCCATTAGAATCAGTAAGAGTTATTTGTGCTCCTCTTAATCCGTGAATATAATTTAAAGTAGTACCTGAGGAATCAGGATTATATTCTGCTTTTACAATTGTTCCTGAAGGAGAATCCAAAGTAAAATCAACAAGTGTTGGATAATTAACACCATTAATATTAACTGAAGGATTAGTATAACCAGATCCACCTGCTGTTACTTCAAATGCTGTAATCATACCGGGCTTTGCAGTATTCTGAATTTCATACTGTTTTATTTCATTACCAGTAGAATTTGAATCTGTGGCTAAAATACGATCAATAGGCATATGATCATTAGTCATGAATAAAGTAGCATCTAGTGCACTAATAGTATAAAGAAACTTCCAAACATATCCATCAGATGTTTCAAATGGATCATTATTAGAGCCTGTAGGTTGAACTGTCGAAGCTACCGCTGAGCCAGTTGCATCTGTTCCCTGTCTTAAACAAATATAAACATCATGATTATTATTTGCAACATAGAAAAACTCACCGCCATAATTGGCTAAATCTTTTTTATCATCATATGCAACATATGTAGAACCAGTAGACCAAGATTTACGAGGAACAACTAATGAAGCTGCTGCAACCCGATGAATAGACTGAAGACCATTTCGGAATTCGTTTTGAATCCTAATATTATCTTTAGCTGTTGGTGCTGAATCTGCAGCATTCCATGGATTAGATCGCGACACGCCAATATAATAGTTTTCAGTAGTATTGTTAATACTACGAATGGTCCCAATCATGAGTTCCTTTTTAAAGTTTTGTGTTACAATTGTCGACATGCTCTACCTATTAAATTATTGCGTCTTTTAAATATAACATATTCTTGTTTCTTAATTCTTGAATAGTTACATTTCTCATACTTTGGTTGTCACCATAATTAAAACTATTTATATCAAAAACTGCATTGGAATCGTACTTAATCCACTCATATATACTGTTAAATTTATGTGAAAGATTAAATTTTACACTAATAGAACCGGATCCAGTCTTTTTAATGTTTATATCTAACATACCATATGAATCAAGAATATCATCAACTCTTAATACTGGAGCTGAAGCTGATACAACGGCAGTAGAATGATTAGCAGCATCCGAATCGCCACCGATGCAGAAATAATCCCCACCAAAAGAATCTCCTAAACCAGGCAAAGCTATATCAAGCTTTGTGGACGAATAATTGCCTGTTAAATACATTCTTGAAATATATGTTTTACTATCGCCTCTTGTAATTTGTTCAAGAGTTTTATTTAATTCTGAAGGAACATTTATTTGAATTAAAGTTGATGATGTAGTTGGTGTTTGTGTATTTAATGTTTTAATTGTTGCCGGAGAAGCTTCAAATATAGTATATGGCTCCCCTGGTACTTCCGTAAGGCTTGGCTGATATTTAATATCTTCACTTTTTAATGTTGGTGATAAATCAATAGCAGCAACATGTATTTCTTTATTACTATACAATCCAGCATCTACAGAATTTTTAACAGAAAGACCTGGACCTTCTAATGCTCTACCATAACTATCTTCAATAAACCACCCTTCACTATCAGCATAATCTAATATATTTGCATATTGAAATCTTCTAGTATTTGATCCACAAACATATTCTTTATGACCATCCATAATAAGAATGTCACTATTTCCCATATCAGTTTTACTGATAATACGAGTATCAACTGCTAATTTTGGTAAAGCACTATCAGTTTCAACTCTTAAATTTAAAGGAGTTGCATCTGAAAGAACACCAACAGGCTTATATGTTGGATTGGTGTAAAGCTGTGCTTCAGCATGCAAATAAAATCCAGCTGGATGTACAAACTTTTTATATAACTGTTCCCAATCTTTTAATGGCACTGTAGTTTTTATTAGATGAGATAATACCTGATGTAATCTACCATCTTGTATTTTCTTAGAAGATTTTGGACCAAGAATTGATAATGGATCATCTAATGTAAAAATTTTATCTTTTGGGTATTCAACTTCTGCTGATGTATCAAAGAATCCTCTAAAGAAGCCTTCAGCAGAATAAAGAGAACCTTTTACTCTAAAAAACTTGGCTAAATTTTTTAATATTTCTCTCGGATTAGAAACAAATTGTGATGATAAACTAAGACCAATTTCATCAAATAGATTATCAAGATATTTTAAATCTGTTTTTCCTATATCTCTTATTTCATATAAGTCTTTTATAGTATTACCGAAATTTCCATCACTATCTAAAGCATCATAGTAAGTTTCTAAAAACTGAATAAGATTAGGATAATCTGCAGCAAAATACTCTGGGAGAATATCCCTTACATAGTCTGCTCTAAGTGATAAATTATTTCTATCTTCAGACATTATATTACAGCGCTACCTTTGTATCTTGTTCATTTTTTAGTGGCTGCATTCTTAATTTTGCAGTATCCAATCTTAGTACATAATTTCTTAGTGGTGAAATCATACTCTGATCAAGAGGAGTTGAACTAAATGTGATATATGTAGTTCCAGTTGATATTGAGACTGGAGCAAAACCATTAAGATTTACACTACCTTTTTGATAATTATAACTTCCAATATCTTCTACGATTATAGATCCCGTAGTTGATACAACCTGTAATATATTTGAGTTTAATTTATTTTTAACCGTGCAACGAACTGCATCATCGCCATATGTAAACATTGAAGATTCAATACTGTAGTCTTGCGCTTCAGCAGGAATTAACATTACTGGAAAATATATATTATAATTTTTAGGAGAACCAACAGTTATATCTACTCTTTGCTGAACCTTAAGATCCATTTTTGCAGAAAGTATGGCTCTATTTAAATCACT